AGGGAAACCTCTCCGGTGACGAAGTCTCGTTGCCGAGACAGCTCACTGTATTTGTCTTAAATGACGAAGCATCGCAAGCTACTTAATCCGTAGCCCAAGAGCAGTGGCGGTCTACTCTCAGAGCATGATCAACTGTAATACCGAACTAATATTAACAGTGCAGGCAGGGCCTGTCTTGGGTCTTAATTGTTACTGGGTATCGTATGACGAAGCATAGGGATCTAATTTTGAGCGACGATGAAGGTTAAAGTCATGATAGATATATCATGATCAAACCGATGGATCTGGACCCTGAACGCGTTAAGAGCGCCGGATGCGGGAAAGTCCCCGACCCTGAACATACGATACTAATAAAAGTGAGGAACGTAAAGCAATTTACGATTACTTTAGCAGGCATCTAATGAGGCTAAGCTAATAGAGAGGTGGCGTAAGCCAGGCTTCTTTCAGAGATATCTGTTAGAAGTCAAAGTTCCGACCTTTATAAGCTTCCATAATAGGCAGTGTTTTCCAGAGAAATTTATTAGATCTCTTCCGGGTCCGGGTAATGCGGCTGATAACCGTAGCCCCAGCTTAGGCTAGAGAGATCGGTAGATGGATTAACGGTATCTGATATCGTACTGGGAGGCATACTGAATATTAAAGATATTTAGGTAGGACGGGTCCTTGATAGAACCTAGTCGTCTTAGACAACCTGTAGAACTCACCCTTCGGCCTTGATCGGCTGCCTGCAGCCATTTATCCCTTACGGGGGGTGAATGAAACTGAAGGATAGATCCTTAGCTCGTGACCCATGGGAGCCTGAGATAGTATCGAAGGTAGAGAGGCGTGAGCCTTGAAGGTAGATTACAACCCTATCTTCCGCAGGTCAAGGGCGGGGTTTAAGGTGTAATATTATATATTATATTTTAAATGAAAACAGCAACACCTTTACAAGTGAAAACTGCTTCGTCTATTTGGCAGGGCGCTGTAAAAAGCGTCTCGCGATTGACGGGATTATTCGTAAGAGTGATTCCGTTAATCGTAGGGTCTTCGTCTACTAGTTGGGTTAAAGCCTCCATCGTTTTCGCTAGGTTTGTGGTTGCGTTGACGAAATCCCAAGGTCAGAGGGGTTTAGCAATTTACTTGAAGTCTGCGAATCTTATCTTAATAAGATCCGTAAGCGGCAAGAGGTTGCTGAACTCCCGAGACGGTGGGACGGCTGTCGCAGTGTCTCATGGTGGGCTTCCACGACTTATACCTGCAAGCCACCGGGCTCGGATTAAAGGTGGGGATATCTCGGTTATTCGGCTGTGGTTAGGCCTGTTTACCCTTTACCGGGTATTGGCCTTCCGTGGCCGGTTATCGATTAAGACTATCATTACTCCGGGTGTGGAGATTCCAGAAGAGTTAATGTCGGCATGGAAGAGTTTTGTAAATGAAACTCTAATATGTTGGCTTGGCCGATTTGGAATCAAAAGATTTGTGACTAAGTTGTATTATTTATCTGACCGTACTGGAGAGCCTGAGGAAAAGCCATACCCCGATTTTCGCGAGGTATATGGGCATCATCAGGATTTTCACAGGACGTGGTGGGTGATAACCGATTTAGTGCGGCATATTCGGCGGCTTGTAATAACAAAGTCGGGACCTAATTCTTACAAGGGGTCGACCTCAATTTCCAATGTGTATCGGGATGCTATGGCCTGGATTTCTAGGCCGGATCTCCTGATGATGCTGCGGGGGTTGGCGACGATCTCCGGGAGTATCCATTTACTGAGTGGGCCTATCTGGGATTCGGCTGCGATTAGTTGGCGCGAGACTCTCGAGTTTCGCGATAACATTCGTAGTGGGAAAGCAGAAAATCCTTTTGGTAAAGGTGCTCCGGTGGCCACAAATCCAAGTGGTTATCTGGGAGCGTTAGGGACTCGGGAAGAACCCGGAAAGATACGACTTTTCGCGATGGTGGACATTTTTACCCAGTGGGTTCTATCACCGTTGCACCACGCCCTCTTTGCAATCTTAAGAAAAATACCCCAAGACGGGACATTTGACCAAGTCAAGCCCGTTAAGGAATTAATCGAGAGATGTAAAGCTCGGGGTGTGCGACAAGTCTATTCCTATGACTTGTCTGCGGCGACTGATAGATTACCAGTGGTTCTTCAAGAATGGTTATTGGCGGCTTTCGCAGGAAGGGCGTACGCAGAAAGTTGGCGCGCAGTCCTTTGCGATAGATGGTATCGGCTCCCTCAGGTCTTTTCCAAAACCTTTGGGCCTCGAGCCTTCAGTTCGGTTGGCCAGGAATCGCCGAAAGGTGGTTTACGGTCGAAGAACGCTATTGTAAAGTACGCTGTAGGTCAGCCTATGGGTGCGTTATCATCTTGGGCTATGTTAGCGATGACACATCACGCGATAGTGCAATTTGCAGCTTATCGAATGGGATGGAGAAGTTGGTTTACTGATTATGCAGTGCTTGGTGACGATATTGTTATAGCCAATAGCAATGTCGCTACTGAGTATGTAAAGATCATGAAGATTATTGGAGTAGATATCGGATTTCATAAATCCGTTATTTCGGACAACCTGTCCCTCGAGTTTGCCAAACGTTTCTTCTACCGTGGTGAGGAGGTAACTCCTTTCCCACTGGTAGGGGCGGCGGTGGGCTTGCTCGGGGTTTCCTTTGTGCCCGAAGTAATTCGGGCATGTGAGGGTTTAACAGGAAGACCTACTTCGGTATTTCGGATTGCTCGGTACCTGGGTGTTGGGATGCGGGCAGCTTCCGCAGCGGGAAACCGTCTGTATGGGGGCTTACCCCGTAAACTGCGCTCAGTGCTACTTCTAATTACTCGCCCGAACTCTGTTCGACCAGTAGCCTCTACTTGGGGTTGGTTAACCTCTGCTTCTTATGGGAATAAGAAGTATCGGTCAGCCGATGTCAAGGGGAGGGACTCGGTTCAGAAATCATTGTTATCATATCTTAGTACCTCGTTTTTACCGAGACTTGAAAAACGTTTTACGTCTATCTTGTCAGAGTTTAAATTAGATCTCAACGTGGCTCACCCTCCAAAGGGTGAGATGTTGAGGCGGTGCGAGATGTGGTGGCATGATTATATTATCGAGGACCTTCAATCTACTTTCGATTGGGATTTTGGTGAGGTTAGACTCATGATGAGTAAGATCGACCGTACGGTGTTGCCAAGCGAGAAGGAAATAAACAGCCTTCTGGAGGCATGTGAGCAAGTTGAGAAGGTTGCTGCATCGATCCCTGTTAAGGTTCTGTCAAAGAAATCGGAATCTCCGTTAAAGGAGGCCACGAGATCTGCGGTGGAACCGAGATGGGTTAAGATGTGGCGTACGCTTAACAAGTCCATGACTGGCGCTCCATTACGACAGAGAGGGGATACCTGCTCTATGTAAGGGTCCAGCTGTCTTGATGGGATTAGTCCCCGTACTATGCCTAACTAGGTAGGGTTAGGTTGACACCCTGATTCTAAACGAGGAGATCCGAAGTCCTCTTCATGTGTATCTGGCTGGAAACCTGAGGAACAGTCTTACATGTGAATGACACAAGTATAAGAAAGCATCTCAAGCC